GACAGGTATGAACCCACACACAGACAGATCTATGGGAGCTGGTTCTCATAATATCGACGCATCTTCTCCAACAATAGTATCTAATACTACTAATAGACCATCAATAACCACCAATACTTTCGCCCAGTGGTTTAAAAATGATTCTGATAATATGAATAACCACCTTAGTTTTGTGAGTGGTTAACTAACGGACTTTCGCCCGCTAGTTAATATAATTTATGCAGCTTCTTCAGCTAATTTCTGAAAATACGTCAATGATTCATCATTTTCATTTTCAGCAGTTGTCAGCTGTTGTAACACTTTCAACAACAGGTTCTACATGTGGAGTGGTCATAGGTTTACCACCATCAAAAGGAGGTTCACTTACTGGAACAACTGGTTCTGATTGTGCACCAAGAACTCTATCAAGTCTGGACTTCAATTCAGAAAATTCCTTAAACCTACTATCATCTGTAAATTCAGAAAGTGGAAATTCTTTCTTCCAAAGTTCTTCAAGTTTTTCATCTGCACCTTCATACAATGGTGAAACTGAATCAAACTCGGATTTATCAAAATTATTAAATCCATCTACCTTACGAATCTTCAAACGAAAGTTCGCACCTTCCCAAAGATCAAAAGGATTAGTAGGATTTTCATCTTCAAATTGTGGATTCATTTGATCATTGATTTTATCAAAAATCTTCTTACCATATTTGAAAAGTTTAAGTTCTCCCTCATTTTGAGGATTGGCGGGGTCTTTAATAACTAAAATATTTGACATATAAACAAGACGCCGCTTTTGTTTGCGAGCGATTTCCTTATTTGCCTCAATTCCAGAATTCCAAAGTGAGGAATTATATTCACATACTGGACACTTTTTTCCAATAGTAGTTGGACATTCCTCAATGTACCATCCACCAACGCCTTGAAATCCATGATTCCAAGTTTTTGCCCACGGCAGATCTTCTCCTGTTGGTGCTGGGAGAAACCGGGTAACAGCAAATCCATTACCAGATTTATCAAGTTCCGCTTTCCACATACGAGTGTCTTCAGCGAAACCCTTTGAACTATCTGCTTGTTCTTGTAGTTTTTTATTGATTTTGTCAATTGACTTTTGACGTGACTTCTTTAGATCAGAAAATGATTGTGACATCTTATATCCTTATATTTTTATGGTTAACATTATATTTCATCTGATTCGCACTATACATACTATTATACACTATTTATCATCCCATGTCAAGCCCCCCCTTCATTATTTTTTTGAATTTAGAAATATCATCTATTTTTAGAAAAGGCTCATATTTAATCATAAGACGATAAACATCTGGCCAAATTACTTTATCTAAAATGCTTTTATTCCAAAAATCTGTAAATTGTAAAATTTTATCCATTATAATCGCTGATTCTATATTAATTCTTTTTCCTAATATCTCTTCTAATAAAACAGGATGTTGCCCATCTTCAACAGTAAATATTCTATTAAATCCTAAATGTAATCCTAATTCTCTATTATTAAAATTCTCAATTAAAGATTTTAATTCATTTACATCTTGAGTAAATTGATATGTTAATGATTCAATTATATTCTTCCATTTGTTATGAGTTCTTTTTGCTTCATCACCATACATTTCTCCAACCCACATATTAGAATTATAAACAAAATTAGAAACTAAAAATCCTTCAACTTCTTCATGTTTTTTTAATTCTTTGGCGAGATTTTCAAAAAAATATCTATCATTTCTATTTTGATAGGTAGTATATCTTGCAGAAACGCCCCTATTCTTAAAAGAATAATTAAAATAATTGTATCTATCTGAATTAAAGTGTCTTTTTAGTGCAAGATAAGTTTTATATACATCAAACCCTCTTAACATAATTAAAATTTAGATATAAATCTTGCTATAGGTTGGATAAAGGGAAGTAAAGCAACTGCCATAACTGTATTAACTCCTGTATGGACAAGAGCCACTTGTTTTGTAATTCCTGTAGGCATACCGTCACTCACCAACATTCCTGCTATCCATATAGTTCCAGTCGTGCCCACATTCGCTCCTAGTATTGCTGCAATCGCTGATGGTAAAGGTAATGCACCCGATGCAACAAGTCCGATGACCGCAGTTGTAGTAAGTGAGGAAGATTGCCAAAGGAGGGTACATACAATTGCTCCAAGGAACATCCAGTAGGGGTTTGTGGTGAATCGTTCAAGTTGTTCTAAATGACTCATTGATTTCATTCCACCTGAGAACATCTTGAGTCCAATATAAAAAATTACCAAACCTAAAAGAGTTTGGAAAATAGGATTGTTAAATTCCATAAAACTACCTGACTTATATTTCCACGAATCGTAAAGTTTTCTATCTTTCTTTTTCATTAAATCGGAAGTTTGGATGTCTTAGGAAAGAAATTCAATTTTTCTGCATCATCTCTAAGTCGTTCTTTATTTTCAGCACTAAGTAAGGACTTAATTGTTTCTGCTTCAAGATTATTCTCTTCACAATAACATAGAATAGCATCTAAATAATTCATATTTTTAGAGACATTTACCAAATAAGTTATTCTTTCATTAAATGCTGCTCTATCATTAATATTAAGCATATTCTTTTTTTTATTCACACGGTAATTCCGTTTTTGTTCCTATAATCTGCGATTGCTGATTTAATAGCATCTTCCGCCAATACAGAGCAATGTATCTTGACAGGGGGAAGAGAAAGTTCTTCCACGATGTCAACATTCTGAATTGTGTGAGCTTCATCCAATGACTTGCCCTTAACCCATTCAGTTGCCAATGAAGAACTCGCAATCGCACTTCCACAACCAAAAGTCTTAAATTTGGCGTCAACAATATTTTCATTTTCATCTACCTCTATTTGAAGTTTCATTACATCACCGCACTCTGGAGCACCCACAAGAGCACTACCGACCCTATTGCTCCCAGTATCCAGACTACCAATATTACGTGGTTTTTCATAATGCTCCAATACTTTTTCTGAGTATGCCATTACTGCATCCAAACTGGTTGACTATTAACCTCTGCGGGTTTAATTGAAAAACTAGTAGAACAACCACACGTTGAAGCTGCTCTTGGGTTTTGAAATCTTGGTCCTGGTGCTGATAAATCAGTAGACCATTCTATTTCAAGTCCATCAATTACTATATGACTTTTTCTATCTACTACTATATTAACACCTTTTGACTCAAATGTCAAATCCTTTTTATTTGGTTTATCAAATGTAAGAACGTATTCGTATCCAGCACAACCACCACCTTTAACTGCTACTCGTAGTGGAACATCATTTTCTAATTCTTCATCTTCACGAATTCGCCTAAAATTTCTTGCTGCTCTTTCGGTAAGTTGAATCAAAAATCTCCTCTAGTAACTGCTGTGATTGCATCAATCTGTTTGTTAAGAATGTCAGTCCTACCAGGCCACTTAATCCATTCTCTTTTGTCACCATCTTTCGCAAGATTCTTGAGAAGTGGAAGAATCAGTTCTTCTACTTGATTCATTCTAGCTCCCCACTTATCGTTGAGCTCTTCTTTTCTATCTGCCATTTCATCACTTAAAACTCTCATACTATCAGTAAGACCTGCGATCTTAGATTCTATTTTTTCTAACTCAGGTTTCATACTAGCAGTGGCAGTAGAAACTACTTCCTTTGCTGTATCAACCACAGTAGTTTGTTGGGCTTTGTACTCGTCTTCGCTGACCGTACTAAATCCAAAATCATTAAAGTCAGCCATTTTCTTTTTCTCCATTTACTACTGCTGGTGGTGTATTATTGTTGTGAAGTTGCTGTGACTCTTTATCCTCAGCATCATCTTTATCTTTGAACCAATAATCTGTTGACTTAGCTAGCACACCAACATAGGCACCAACTAAAATATTAATTAGGTCGCGGTGACCATCTTTGAGGTCTGAAAAAAATAACAACCATAACAAAATTAAAAATGTGCACATTGCAATTAAAGAAAGAGAGAATCTTGCAAGCCAATTCATTCTCTTTCTACTTTCTATTCGTTCAAATTTTAGAGCTTCCACAGGATTTTTCCCCCACAATGCTTCTTCTGAAGCGTTTATCATTTCAACAGCGGTATTCACTTTG